GCGAGTTCAGTTGTGTGGGTCGTTTGTATAATTTTAAGATCTGGTTTACGTCCAACCATCCAAGAGGGAAGAAGGAAGGACGCAAATTCAGACTTAGTATGCCTAGGCGGCATATTAATGATTAATCTTTTGATTTTGCCATTGGCAATGTCATTAAATTTTTTTGAAATTTCTTTATGATGTCTACCTTCAATAAACTCTGGCCACATTTCTTTGACAAAAGCCATAAAGTCATTCTTAATTTTTTCTTGTTTAAATTTTTTCTCAATTAAATCTTTTAAGCGCCATATATATTTGGCCTCGTCAAAAGTTAAGTTATCTAGAAGTTCTTTGTTAAGTATTTTACTAAAATCTGGGACGTCTTTCATAAAAATTTTTGCAGAATTTTTTAAGCTCTGTTTTTCCTCTCATATGATTTTTATCCCATATGAATGAGTAAATCAAACTCTAAAGGTAAAAGTTTTAGGATCCCTTTTGCTTGGGGGTGTTTGCTTATTTGTTTTCGAAGCTGAATCGAGATTGGTAGGGACCCCTCTAGGTTAGGGAGGGTGGGCCCAGAGGGTACGAGCCTAGGGTGGGTGGGCCCATAGGATACGAGCAACTAGATATAGTAGGTGTGGAAAAGTCAGACCATATGCAATTTCTGCATATGGTCTGTGGGTTGAATTAATCTAACAATGTATAATATTCATCAGTGAAGTTTTTTTGAAACCAAGTAATTCCTTTCTGCATTAAATCATAATCCTCGGTTTGTTCTGCGCCTATGATTGTATCATAGATAGCTACTGCAAATGATGGTAGTTTACAAGATTGAGTAAATGTTTCATCACTAAATCTATTATGAACAATCATAAGCTTTGTAGGTTCAGCACCAAAGAAACACTTATCAAATGGTTTAGGTATTGAGTATTGTTTGTTGTTGTAAGTTATGTTCATTATTATCCTTTCTTTGTTATGGGATTTTATATCAGTTCATTTAATCCTTGTCAAGTGTTTAATGTATAATTATCATCATTAAATTGTTGTTCAGTTATGTCCCTTTCCTCGCCAGTAATCATATTAAAACAAAAGTGTTCTGCCTGTGTGTCGCCTCTATTCCAACTCCACCTATGTCGTTTATACCAAGCATTATTCTCGGTCAATACTATCGGTTGAGTTATTCTGCCAAAATGATTTAAAGCTTGCTCGCCAAACTTTTGAAACCAATCGCGTTCGCATTGAGTATTACACGCGTTACCACCTAAATAATAAAATTGACTTCTTCTTCTAGTTTGATTTACTTTGTTTCCTTTTGGTCCTCGTTTCCTATCCTTTGTGTCGTAAGTATGACACAAAGGACCTTGACAATATTTCATCTTGAACCTCGCTTATTATGATAATCAATTATTTCGTTAGTGCCTTTAATACCAAGATAAGCCATACAACCTATAAGGGTAAATCCAAATAATAAAAATAATATCATTATTCCAGCCCCCCAGTTATCCAGATTTGACCAGTCGCGCAACGATAACCATTTTGTTGTAAGTCCCAATAAGTCATATATCTTATTTTATCTGTTAGCTTATCTCGGACAATTCTACACTTATCGGTCCATTGTGCCTTTCGTGTAACTTGTCTTGTTCGCTTTCCGTCTTTTAGCTTTTTTCGTTCTTCGCCATTATGAGTAAAAGGTCTATAAGTAATTATAAACTTTGTACCAACATTTAAAGTGTCGTCTATTTTCATTTTATTATCCTTTCTTTTGTTATGGGATTTTATATCAAATCCCATAACCTTTGTCAATGTTTAATTTACTTTATTTTGCGCCTCATATTCCTTTCTAATTGCAATCTTTTGTTCTCTTGTCATTGTAGTATTTTTCATTCCTTTAATCATACTAGCCAGATTTTGAGGATTATAAATTGTTAAGCCTGTTGAATTACATCTAACAAGTTCTGCCTCGTCCAGTTCTACTCCAAGTTCGGACATTAACTCAACACCCTCGCTTAAATATCTATAAGCTTTCAATCCAGTTTTCATAGCTTGTTTTTGTTTTTCAATACTATCAATCCATTTTTGGTGGCAACTTATTAAGTTTGCTTTTGCTTGTTTCAACATTTGAAAAAAATGAAATTGTTCTTTGCTACAAGCAATAGTTCTTGAACGACAATGGCTAGTTCCAATAATGTCTAAATAATATGGGCTATCAAATTGTTTTGTTAGTCCAATCGCATTATCATTATCAGAATTATAACGACTATAACCACTATAACCAAGTGCCTTGTCATTCAGGTCAATATGTTTGGTTTTGTGTGGGTTTTCATCTTTGCCCTCTTGTTGTGCAAGTATATCAGGATTAAGGTCCTTTGCTTTTAGTTCTTCACGATAATAAGCATAAGCAAATTTCTTTGCCTCATTATTTCCATTTCCATACTCACTATCAGATACACTACCATAAAGACCAAAATCAAAATGTTCAGATACATTTCTATCTCTATCTGAATAACTTTCATTTTCGTTTTCTTCTTCGCCTACTTCTTTTGCATAAGAGAAATAAAAGCATTTATCTTTTGCTACAACATCTAAAGGCTCGCCATATTTTCTTTTAAGAGATTTACATAGGTCCACATCATCTTTGGGATATGCAGTTTCAACTACTTCTTTTGCAATCCTAAAAACTTGTGGATATATCTGGTCCACTTTTTCTCTTGCACCAAGATATGCCTCTCGTTCTTGTGTGTTTTCTTTTTCTGCACTTTCAACATACCTATTTAAAATTTTATTTCTAAATTCGGTATTCATTCGTATTCTACTCATTGTTATCCTTTCTGTTAGAGTTATACATATCCCATAAACTACCATAAGTAAAATAACTTGTCAAATAAAAAGATTAAAAAAATAAATTTTTTTTAGGGGAGGGTGGGCCCCCAGGTCGCAAGCACAACTTATAGTTGAACCCATTTTGGTCATAGTGTCCCATAATTTCCTTGACACAAGATATAGTCTGCGACACTTTGGCTCTTGTGTACTATGGGAATTTCTGTTAGTGTGATTATATTAACAAAAGAAAGGATAATATGTTGTACTTAATAGTAAGAAAATACAAAACAGAATATTCTGAAGATTACAGAATAGAAAAATGGGCAAAGACAGTTAAGGAGGCAAATCAATTTTTGTCTGCTTTAAGTCTATTAGATGACAATGAAAATGTAATGTATTTTATTGTTCCAGCTAAAGAAAATCCAGCTTTGATTTTAACTGAGGAGGTTGCATAAAATTTTAAAATTTCTGGGGGCTACTTGTTTAGATGCCCCCAGAACTGATCCCTGATCCATTGTGGAGCAGATTAGATTATGTTGAGAAAAAGTAATATTGATCATATGAAAAATCTCAAATGTTAAGGGCCCGGCACATAATGGATCTGGGATCAGGTTGAGTCAGTACTTTACGAAAGCGAACTGGCCTGATCCCTGATCCATTGTACTAATACGGCCGATGAGACTGTTCAATGGATCTGGGATCAGTTACGAGAAGGGCTCTGGGATCATCCTGTAAGTAACTGGTCATTATCCTTTAACCGGGGAGCGGGCGCAAGCCCGCGAGCTGGGGGGAGGGTGGGCCCGAAGGGCTCGAGCAGAAAAAAAATTAAACAGTTGACAAGCGAGCAAGCAAGCTATATATGGGACTTTATAAGAAAGGATAATATGAAAATAAAAGAAGCAAACAAAATAATAATATCATTAAGCAAGCCAGACAAAATGCCTGGTTATGCTTACGGGCTGCCGGCGTGGGAATGCAAAACCGGCGCAAAGCTGGTCAAGATCCCCGGCTCTGTGTGCAGCGGCTGTTATGCAATGAAAGGAAATTATACAAGATTTCCCGCTATACGCGAATCGCAATATAAAAGATTAAAATCAATACGCCATCCTTTATGGGTCACCGCAATGGCTGCAAAGATAAACAGCGACGCGGTGCGCAAGATTGGTTTTTTTAGATGGCACGACGCCGGAGATGTCCAAGACTTAAAACACCTGGCCAAAATTTTTGAAGTTTGCAGGAGAACACCACAGGTCAAGCACTGGATGCCAACGCGCGAAGCGTGGACTAAAAGATGGATTGATCGCGCCCCTTCAAATCTGGTTATAAGATTCTCTGGTACTATGATTGACCAGGAGGCCGTGAAGAGCTGGCCCCATACTTCAACTGTTACAACAGAGCCAGGAAGCAGAACCTGTCCCGCTCCGGACAACGCCGGCAAGTGTGGCACCTGTCGGAGCTGTTGGAATCCTGAAGTTAAAAACATTGCATACGGTAAACACTAACAGAAAGGAAAAAATGAAAAAATATAAAGTTAAGATTACACGAGATACTATTGTGGAAGCTCAAAACGAAGACGAAGCCCAAGATATGGCCTTTGATAGCCTGATCTTTGGTGATGTAGATTTTGAAATTGAAGAATATAATGATAAGTGACTCAGGTGTGGAGACATCCCAAATACTACAAAGAGCTCAAGCGGATCCGCAAGCAGTTTGAGAAGGAACAAGCGGACAAGCGAGCGAGCGAGCAAGCTAGGAATCAAGCGGAGCGCGGATCAACAAGCGCTGAATGTGATCCCAATCATTCGAAGCCAGAGGCTGAGTAGACTTATAGTCTGCAAGCAGATCGGGGAGCGAGCTGCTCCCGTATAGATTTATACGGCTAGGAGAGCCCTGTTGGGCCAAGATAAAATTACGTTTTGTACGAGTTAAGTGAAACAACTTTTGATGAGGTGAAAACTGTATTTTGTTGCCTGTCACAACCTTAAGCTCAACCATAAAAAATCCACAATTTTCGTGGTATCCCAACAGATCGGGTGTTCCAAACGAACTCCAAGATTCCAGTCTTGTCCACTGGATTTGGGGTGTTTTTTTCTTAACTAACTGCCAAAGTTTTGACTCTCTTTTCATCGTACATCACCTTTAATTCGTACGCATAAATCGTACGCTTATTGACTTATAATCGTACATACTATAAAAGTCAATTATGACTAGAACACCTACATTAACTGAGGGTCAAATGAAGTTTGCAGAGCTTTTAATCTATGAAGCTGGGCGTTTGAGCCCCGCGGAGTGTGCATTTAAAGCTGGTTATAAGACTAGATCTAGACAATCAGCATCAGAACTAAGGAATCCCAAAATATATCCTTTAGTAGCAAAATATATAAATGAATTAAGATCAGAAGTGCAAGAGAAATATGGCATAGACTATCAAAGCCACCTGCAAGAGATGGCTAAATTAAGAGAAGAATCTCGTAAACATAAGCAATTCTCACCAGCTATAACCGCAGAAAAATATAGAGGTCAAGTAGGTGGTCTCTATGTAGATAGAAGAGAAACAACTAATGTTAATGTGGAACTAGAAAAGATGTCTTTCACAGACTTAATGCAAAAACTAAATGAATTTGTAAATAAGAAGTCTGAAAAAAATGTTACGCCTG